CTAATGCAGCCAGCTGTCGTCTTCCCACACCTTCTGCATAATTTTCATCACTTGTTTTCTTTCTTCGTCCAGTTGCAGTCCGGTCAGTTCCACACCGTTAGAGCTACCTTTGCGGATACGAATTACCGTTTTTGGATACAGGGGGCGCAGATTGCGGTAAAGCTCGGATTCAAGGGCGTCCAGGATAGACTGGCTAATCTTCTGCTCTTTATCGATCATTATTTCAATGCGCATAAAAGTCACCTCAACTGATGACATCCATTGAGCGGTTGTATTCGTGGGTTCTGATTTTTGCCATGAGTTCATCTGTTAGTTCAGAAACCCACTGCAAAGCCAGCCCCTTCTCTTCATCACTACACTCACTAGCCGCTACAAGCTTAAGAAAAAAATCAATGCGCTGGAGCTTCAAAGACTCCAAAAAATAGTCCTGCATTTTTCCTCCTATGACACCACAAGCAATACTGTATACATAACCACTGTTTATATTTACAGTATATAATAATCTTACTGATGTAAAACGTTTTTTTACGTTCATCAGCCTGATATGCCTGGTATTATTAAGAGCACGAATTGTTAATCAGCGTAATTAATACATGTTCCGCCATTTATCATCCTCCTGCAGACGCTGGTTCCGATAGAAGATACGCAGGCCTGCTCCTGACGGAATACTGCCACCGCGAAGGAGCAACTCGACCTCTTTCTCACTGCCATCAAATCCTCTGGACTTCAATTCATAGACAAGCTGCTGTCGCTGATGGTCTGTAATTCGCTGTTTGTAGTCTTTACGCCGTTTCGGTTTCACCAGGCGTAACCTTGCTGCCAGTTCCCGGCGATCTTTTTTGCTCATACTGTGCAGGTAATCGTGCAACTCCTTGTCATTCATACGGGTAATATCCGTTCTGGAGTCCCCATCAGCTGATTTGTCTTTCCCTTGTTGGTTCAAATTTTCAGCAAGGGGACAGTTATTGCCACGAGTCCAAGGGGCGCAAGCGCCCTGGTCGGCTGCCGCCTCCTGAACGTCAACGGCTTTACGGACCATTTTCCACTTCACTGCATGAGTGCAGATCTTGCCCTCTGCAATGGGTGACCAGATGCCATAAATACGAATACCGTGATCGCCATAGGCGGTCGGCTCTTCGTTGATTTCATAAGCGGTTCTGATGAGGTGATATTTACGGGGAACCAGTACGCCGCCCTGCTTCATGATGTAGGTGGCAAAGCAACCAGCATCAGCTGCAGCCAGAATGGCATCAAGGCGCGGGTTATCCAGTACCGGCGCACCTGCTTTTTTGTCACCCTGTTGCCTTGCCGCCTGACCAGCCAGCAATCGCAGTTCACGGTAAGCCTGACGCCCCGGAATGCCAAAGAAGCGGAATTGCTGAACACGATGCAGAGACGCCCAGGCATTAACGTATTCAGCGTTATCACGCAGAGATTTACCCGTTTCCTTGCTGATCTCGCCAGCCAGACCACGCCCGTCAATGTTCTTACTGATGTATTTCGCGATGTAGCTTGTTGGTGTACCTTTGCGCGGGTTTATCAGCTCAGACTTAAAGCGTGGTCCTGTGTTATTACCCAGCTCCTCGCGGTCTTCACGAATGGCAAACTTACGCAACAAAGCAGTAATGGCGCGGCGATCTTTTTTGCGCATAAAACACAACAGGTGCCAGTGAACTGTACCGTCATGATGCGGCTCAGCCACCCGCACGCCATACCAGCGCAATCCGGCTTTGTACATCGCCTTACGAAATGCAGCAAACATGCCGACCAGATAATCACTGCTTTGTCTTACCGTCGCATTTGTCCAAGTCGGGTTGGGCCTGCCGTTATTTAGCGTGGAATGGAAACGTGACGGACAGGTGATGGTGTAGAAAACGGCGCAGTCACCGCGCATTTCCGCGATAAGCTCCAGACCTTTAACACATGCCATCATCTCATTGCGGCGATGCGCCGGGTTGCTACTACTGGCGTTTACCACGTCCTCCATATCCAGCGTGTCGCCGTCTTCGTTCACCAGTTCATGAGAACGGAAAAACTCCAGCGACTTACGGCGCTGCTCACGTTTATGCATCACGGCTTCATAGCTGACATAGGGAGATGCTTTTTTGCTGACCAGGCAAACAGCACGCAACTGCTCTTCCCGCCATTCGCAACGCATCTTCCATAATTTCCGATACCACCAGTCGGCGCACAACATACGCGCCAGCGAACCCGGAATGAGTTCATAGGGTACGGGTTTACGGCGGTTTCTTTTCCGGCGGAGTTGCTCAAACGCAGGAGGGATGACATCCAGACGCAGGGTTTCCGCCGCCACCCTTTCCCATGTCTTGCGGATTTCTTCTGGCTTAACGTCATCGGTGGCATACAAATCACCACAAACTGCATCAAGGCACATGCTCATATGCGCGGCAACAAGGGTAGACAGGCGCTTCACCTGATCCTGACTCATTTCAGGCAAGATCAGCAGGCCGTCCAGCCCTTCATGGCTTGCCATAAAACGAAAAGATGCAGATAGCTGGCTGTCGCGTACATGCTCCAGTCGTTCCAGACATGGTTTAATCGTCTCACGCAAATAGCGGGAATAAGCCTTTGGCCTGCCCAGGCTGCTGAAGTATTCAATACGTTGCATCAGCGGCTTGCTGATATGGGAAGGCTGGGCGTTAACGTCCGCCAGTATGACCATGTCCGGATTAAAACGCTGCTGCTCATGCACCAGCTTTGCCCGGCTAATGAGCTTATCCTGCTCCATTTCGCGCTGGACAGGATCACGGGATTCATTAAAGAAATAACGCTCCCAGACCTGATCACTCAGTGCCTCGCGGCGCAGTTGTTCCTGCTTGTTATCGGCAGCGTACAGAGTGATCAGGTTTGAAAGCGCAGAAACCGGCGCAACTTCCGCCGGGTCCAGATAAGGGTTAATCGCCTTTTTCGGGCTGTTCCATGAGAATGCTGCGGCGGCCTCGTTAAAGCCGCTGCAGTTGTTCATATCAGCATGGCTCATGCACGCACTCCGTACACGGCAGAACTATCCACGCCACGCGAAGGATCAAATCCCACCCAGCAGCGCGCCCCAGAAACAGCGATGATTTCTGTTGCAGATTTACTCTCACCAGCTGCTACGCCGATGCTGCGTTTTGCCTTGATGTAGTGGTGAGTAAAATTGCGATACAGCGAACGGATCAGGGATGTGTCACTGTTAGAAACAATGACCGGATGTCCTTCTGATGACCGATGTTCAAGAACGGATGCCAGGTGATACTGGTCATCTTCAGTGAAACCATCAGTGTGATAGCTGGAAAACGTACCGTCATACGGCGGATCGCAATACACCACATCCCCCGCCTTCAACATCGCCAGCGTTTCATCAAAGCTGGCGCAGATAAACGTTGCTCGTTGGGCTTTCTCTGCAAATGCGCGAATTTCTTTTTCAGGGAAATACGGATTTTTATAATTACCGTAGGGAATGTTGAAATGTCCGCTCTTGTTATAGCGACATAACCCACGGTAACCGTGACGATTGAGATACAGGAAATATACCGCTTTCATGAAATCAGTAATTTCAGTTGAGTAATTAAACTCCTGCCTTATGTTGTAATAAGCCACCTCCCTGTTTGCTTCCTTAAATAAAACTCTGGCGCGAGATATAAACGATTCACAATCAGCGGCAACCTTTTTATAGAGGTTGATTAAATCAGGATTAATATCCGCAACCAGATAGCTGGGATAATCCGTCTCCATCATCACAGCACAGGAACCCGCGAAAGGTTCAACCAGTCGCGGGCCAGCTGGAAGATGTTTTTTCAGTTCGGGCATTACGGCGGTTTTATTTCCCGCCCATTTCAGGATGGTGCTCATACAGCACCTCCGTTGTAATGTTTGCCTTTCAGCTCTGCGATTTCCTGACAGGTAATGCAAAGCTGCACACCTGGAATGGCGCGGCGGCGTGCTGGCGGAATTGGCGCTTCACACTCAATGCAAAGCACGCGGGACACGCCCGGCGTTTTGGCACGGGCAGCATGGATATGGCGCTGGCGTTCTTCTTCAACGCGCTGCTGTACGAGATCCATTGCATCAGCCATTAGTGGATCTCCTGCGCTTCGTTCTGGATTGCTTCAGCAGTTACACGCAGTAGTTCTGCTGCTTCGACGTGGTTTAGCTGGCGGGATGTGATATGACACGCCAGGCTATCAAGGCGAGCTGCCATTGCTTCAGCCCTTGCCCGGCGTTCTTCCAGACGAGCCTCTGTCAGTAAAATATTAAGCCCTGCATCATCCGGTCCGGTTTTAGTCTTGAGGGTTTCAATATTACGCATAATCAATTCTCCTGAATTTAGATAAAGGGATACCCGGCGGGTTTACGCCATTAATTTCATTAGTTGGTTAATTCGGCATGGTTAGCCGTCTGGGAAATAAGCTCACCACTGCACGAAAATGATTCATTGCTTTAATCAACTCCCGCTTTTCGTCAGTGGTCAGCTCATTAATGCTGATGCTATGACGTTCAGCTGGAATTTTTGCCATAAAGAATATGGCAGCCAGTGCTCGTTTATTCTGTTCGTTATTGATATCCCGTGGATCACGCATATCTTTAATAAACCGCTCAAGCTCTGACTCAATATTCAGGCCAAATACTTTCGCCCTTAACTCCGCAATGTGATTAAGTCCATTCAGGCGTTCACCGGGGCTTAATGGAACAGTTGCTGCAGCGCCTTCAATAGCCATTTGTTCCCCCGTTTTTTCGTAGATAGTTCTGCCAGCAATTCATCCTGTGAACGGCACGGATGCCAGCGTTTACCATCCTCCCCCATGATCCAGCCGTGACCGTAGTGCATTGCCGGGCTTTGTTTTACCAGCAGCGATGCAAATGATGGTTCTTTCGTCAGCATAAGCACCTCACAGCAAACCGAATGAAGCACCGAGGCCAGTAACGGTATCAACTGCACTCGCCATCGCAGGATTAGCCTGTAAACGGGCCTGCAATGAAACAGCGGCCAGCGCCATCAGCCGTGTTACAGAGTTAATGCTGCTGATAGCATCACGACGACCTGCACTGGTTTTTACATCGCCGGATACCGCACCTGCAGCAACACGCCCGATCTCTGCGGTTGCACTCATGACATAATGCGGCAGTTTCTCTTTTGCCACCTCATTAATCGGTACACATGGCAGGCAGTGAATCTGTGCCAGAAAGCCATCTACCAGCGTTGAATCTTCAGTCAGATCGGTAAGCAACCAGATTTCTGGTGCGGTTAATAAATGAGGTTGAGCTGGGTTCAGCTTGTTCCGCAGAATCTGTACATTCATGCCTGCACGTTCTGCCAGTTGCACCAGGTTGTGGCGCAGTGCGAATGCACGACAGGCTTCGTCAAAATGTGGATGTTTGGAAACTTGGTAATCAAACATAGTCGACACCCCTGATGTATCCCAAAATGGAACTAGTTGAATACAACATTGCAATCAGTAAGTGCATCAACGGTAAGAGCAGCAAGGTTGATCATTACCTTTTCTCTTTTCTTGTCTTTCCGAAGGCGATGGCGAGGGATGCGACCATCAGCCAGCATATCGTTGATGGTGTCGATAGAAAGACCAGTAAGTTCGCTATAACGCTCAATTGTGACATGTGGCGTATTCAGAGTTATTGAAATGTTAGGGGTCATGATGCAACATCTCCTATTGGCTTGTGGTGAGCCTGTGGTAATCGTGACAAGTACCCAAATGGGGACAAAATTGATACTAGGATCGCAAAAGAGATATGTCAACATCAAAGTACCCAAATGAGATCAAAATAAATCCCAATAAAGGTGGTAAGGCTGCGATTGAGCGATTAGTCGAAGCTTATGGCTTTACGACACGACAGGCTTTAGCTGATCACTTGGAAGTATCAAAAAGCACTCTGGCGAACAGGTATTTGCGGGATACGTTTCCTGCAGACTGGATAATCCAATGTGCTCTTGAAACAGGAACCTCACTGAAATGGTTAACCACCGGGCAAGGCCTTAAGCAAAGCTCGCTGACAGCAGCTACAGAAGAGCTTGCCAAGTTTCGCCTTACCGCAGGCAAAATGATTGAAGATGGTTCATATGTCTTCGATTCATCATTTCTTCCTGCAAATCTTTCATCACCAATTGTTATTCAGGATGGGCTCGTCACATACATTTGTGATCAAAAATTTTCTGAAGTACTTGATGGGCACTGGTTAATCAACATCGACGGAACCTATTCCATTCGAAAAATCACAAAGCTTCCAAAAGGTATGATTAAAATTACAAGTACAGAGAATAGCTTTGAATGTGCATTTTCTGATATTGAAGTAGTTGCTTGTATAAGAAGTACAATAGTTTCAAATTAATATAGTAAAAGGATTTAAAAATGAATTCATTTTCCATCGTTATATTCTTATTAGCATTTCTCGCCCCCATTCTAGCTGTAATATTATTTAAGCAAAGCAAAAAACATAAAGCGGCTATAAATACCTTGACAGCTAACAACATAGCCCTTTCCAACCAACTGAAAGAAAATCAAGAAGAATTAGCACAGACTGTACGAGATCTATCAGAGCTTGAAGGACGAGCTGCGCCATTATGGCAATACGTAGAATTGCACAGCGCAGTGATGGAAGCAGAGAATAAGATAAAAAATGCAGACTCAATAGCCAGGCAAAAAATAGAAGAAGCCCAAATAAAGGCTGCTAAGACAGTAAACGAAGCAAATTATCAAGCTCAGATAAAAATAAGCAACGCTAATAGCGAAGCTATAGCAATTACTAAAGACGCTCGCGATGCACGCCTGAAAGCTAAAGAACGTCTTGATAATGCCAATAGTAAAGCAAATGAGCTGATCTCAAATGCTAATGACAATGCAGTGAAAATTATTTCCGATGCAGAAGAAAGAGCAAAAGAGATTGCTGGTTCAGCATATGAAGCTAAAGAGTTTGCAGAAAAATATGAAGCAGTTGCCAAATCAATGAAAAATAAAATTGAAGGTTATGGTGATGAATGGATCATCCCTAACCGTAGCGTTCTCGATGAATTGGCAGAAAATTATGAGTTTACAGATGCAGGTAAGGAATTACAAAAAGCCAGGGAGTTAACAAAATCATTAATAAAAACTAATAAAGCTGCTTCGTGTGATTATGTTGAACAAAACAGGCGTAATACTGCTATCAACTTTGTTTTAGATGCCTTCAATGGAAGAGTTGACAGTATTTTATCAAAAGTCAAACACAACAATTTTGGAAAACTTTCCCAAGAGATAAAAGATGCGTTTCAACTTGTAAATTACAATGGTTCTGCCTTTAGGTCCGCAAAAATAAGTGACATCTATCTTCAAGCTCGACTCAACGAGCTAAAATGGGGAGTTGCAGTTAATGAAATTATGCTCGAAGAAAAAGAAGAGCAAAGAAGGATTAAAGAACAACTTCGTGAAGAGGAAAGAGCTCGTAGGGAGTATGAAAAAGCGATAAAAGAAGCTGAAAAAGAAGAGAAAGCTATTCAGCAAGCTATAAATAAAGCAACAAAAGAGCTTATGCTTGCAAATGAAGAACAACGCTTAGCTTTAGAGCAAAAAATAGCTGAACTACAGTTAAAATATGAAGAAGCTGAAGCTAAAAACCAACGAGCTATTTCTATGGCTCAACAAACTAGATCAGGCCACGTTTATATAATTAGTAATATTGGCTCATTTGGCGAAGATGTATATAAAATTGGAATGACACGCCGCCTTGAACCACTTGATCGTGTTCGTGAACTCGGTGATGCTAGTGTTCCTTTTTCGTTCGATGTTCATGCGATGATTTATAGTGATGATGCACCATCATTAGAAAATCATCTGCATAAAGTCTTCAACGAAAAACAGGTCAATAAAATTAACTCACGAAAAGAGTTTTTCAACGTAAATATTAAAGAAATTAAGTCTGTTATTGAAGATATGAACATCAACGCACAATGGACAATGTTTGCGGAAGCGAAAGAATATAGAGAGTCACTGGCGATTGAGCAAGAGCGCAAAGCAGCAACTTCCGCCAACGATGAACTGCATGTTGCTTAGCAATGTATGTTTCATAGTAATCACACATTGATTACTGGTTGTATATACAGTTAAATTTAGCCCTCTGATATGAGGGCTTTTTTATGGCAGTACGAAAACTCACCACAGGAAAATGGCTTTGCGAATGTTACCCCGCCGGACGTAGTGGACGTCGTGTGCGTAAACAATTCGCCACCAAAGGCGAAGCTCTGGCTTTTGAGCGTCACACGATGGAAGAAACCGAAGCAAAGCCCTGGCTGGGTGAATCAGTGGATCGTCGAACACTGAAAGACGTGGTTGAACTATGGTTCAAACTACATGGTAAATCTCTGACAGCTGGCCAGCATGTCTATGACAAACTGCTGTTAATGGTTGACGCTCTGGGCAATCCCCTTGCAACCGATCTCACATCTAAAATGTTTGCCCACTATCGAGATAAACGCCTGACAGGAGAGATCTACTTCAGCGAGAAATGGAAGAAAGGAGCAAGCCCGGTCACCATTAACCTGGAGCAAAGCTATCTAAGTAGTGTTTTTAGCGAACTATCCCGCCTGGGCGAATGGTCGTATCCGAACCCACTGGAGAACATGCGAAAATTCACCATCGCAGAAAAAGAGATGGCATGGCTTACCCATGAGCAGATTGTTGAATTACTGGCTGATTGCAAACGTCAGGACCCAATTCTGGCACTGGTAGTCAAGATATGCTTAAGCACAGGCGCACGCTGGCGTGAAGCCGTAAATCTTACCCGCTCACAGGTGACCAAATACCGAATTACCTTTGTAAGAACGAAGGGGAAGAAAAACAGAAGCATCCCTATCAGTAAAGAGCTTTACGAAGAGATCATGGCGCTTGATGGGTTCAATTTCTTCACAGACTGCTATTTTCAATTTTTATCCGTGATGGAAAAAACGTCTATCGTGCTCCCTCGCGGTCAACTGACACACGTTCTGCGCCATACGTTTGCGGCGCACTTCATGATGTCGGGTGGAAACATCCTGGCCTTACAAAAAATTCTCGGACATCACGATATAAAAATGACGATGCGTTACGCACATCTGGCACCGGATCATCTGGAAACGGCGCTCCGTTTCAATCCTCTGGCAACGCTGCCAAGTGGCGACAAAGTGGCGGCAGCGGTTGGCATTACCCCGTAA